GAGTCCTGGATAATGTCGCCGGTGCGCTTGATCGTGTCCTGCGCGGCCTTCTGGGCTGCCGTTAGGTCTTCGGTTGAGCGGTCGAAGACGGTCTGCGCGTCGGTGGCGTCGTCGGTGGCGTTGCGCGCGTCGTACAGCGCGCCGGCTGCCTCCTCGATCTGCCGCACCTGCTCTTCGCGCAGCAGGTTGCCGCGCTCCATCGCGCGGTTCTGCGCCTCCATAACCTTGGTCTGTTGGAAGCGTTCGCGCTCGTCCAGGCGCTGCAACCGCAGTTGCTCGCGCATCCTAGCCAACACCGACTGCCGCGTTTCAATGTTACGCCGCTGCGCCTCGGTGTTGTCGTCGGTCGCCTCGGTTGATGCCTCTTCCTGCTCGCGCGCCTTCTCGTATGTCTTGTTTAGCTTTTCGCGCAGCTCTTGGACGCGCTCAAACGCCTGCGCCAGCTCGTCGGCCGCTTCGGCCTGCTCCTCCTGGATACGCTGCCGCCGGCCCGCGCCTGGCAGATCCTGCTGGTTCTTGATGGCGGTCGCCTTCAGCCGCGCACGCGCCGCCTCCAGCTCTGCCTCTGCGCCTTCAAGCGCGGCCTGCCCCTCCTGCTTAAGCCGCTCAACGCGGGTCAGGCTCTGCCGGTTGACGCGCTTGGTGATGTCTTCAACCGCGTCCAGCGAGTCCTTGTACGTCTTGTTGGCGTCGGCGGCGTTCTCGGAGTTCTCACCGATGTTGAGCAGCATCGGCGCGAGCGCGCCGCCCACGGCCACGACGGCACCGATGGCCGCGCCCAGCACGCCGAAACCGCCGAGCAACTGCGGCAGCTGCTGCGCCAGCGCACGCGTGGCCGACTGCCCGGACGCGATCTGCGTCGCGAAGTCGCCGACCTGGAAGGCGGCGTTCTGTGCTTGCGCGCCGAAGGCGGACGTGGATCGTCCCGCCGCGCCCAAGCTCCTTGATGCAGCGCCGAGACGCGTGTTGACCAGCTGCTGGTTCGTCGCGACCCGTCGGTTCTGAGCCGCCAACTGGCCTAGTTGCGTGATGCTCCGGTCATAGACGCCGTTGAGCCGGCTGCGCTGGGCGATGGACTTTTGCGCGGCCGCGGAAAGTCGGTCTTGGGCGGCGTTCAGCTGGTTCGTGCGCGCGACCGCTTGCTCGTACTGGTCGTTCAGCTGCCGCTGCAGCCTGGCAGCGCGCTCACTGCTTACCGCGCCCCTCTCAAGCGCGCGCTGCACCTTCGCGGTGTCGCGCTCCAGCCGCTGCGCCGCCCGCGCCGCCGGGTTCAGACGCGCCTCAAGACTGCTGAACGACTGCGCAGCGCGCCGGGTCGACCGATCCATATCCGTGGTCGACGTCTCCACGACGCGACCCGCGCGCTTCATGTTCTGCTCAAAGCGCTCAAGTTCGGCGTCGATCGTGACGCTGATACCGAGGTTCTGGTCGGTCGTGGCCATGAAAAACCTTGCGGCTATTCCCGTTGCGCGAGCACGCTGAAGGCGGCACGCTCAGAGTCAGACAAAGGAGGTCTTGATGGTCGAAGGTCCGTTGCCAGGGCACGAGATGCCCCAGCCGAACAATGTTTCCGCTTCCAGCGGGTCGCGGGCGCCAAAGAAGCAGGCGCCGTTTATGGTCGGTGCGATGTGGTTTCTGGCCGCCCTGTGCGCGGCCGGCGCCGCTTTCACCGCGATGGGCGCAGCGCCGGAAAGCACGTCAGGCGTTGGTGTTCCGTCGACGAACGACACGTGGAGCGTGGGCGAACTGCTCTACGCCGTCTGGATGCTCGCAGGCGGGGCCGTGTTTGCGGCCATCGCCACGGCCCTGCACCTGCTGCACCGGATCGCTACTGCCGTCGAGCACCGAACATCTGCTTGATGAGCTGCGTCGCCTCGGTCTTGCCGACCTTCGGCTGCTGGTCGTCATCGTCCTTGAACTTGACGCCCCACATGCGGCCGAAGGTTTTCATGCGTCTGTTCTCGGCCTTACCGTGAGCGCGTAGGGCAAGAATGATGTCCGACGCGTCAGCTATCTCGGCCTCGGACGGCGGCCAGCCGAGCACGCCCGTCGCTTGGGCGAACAGGTCGTCGTAGTATTCCTTGAGGGTTACTCGCTGGCCTGTTTTGCCTTGGCCGCCGGCTTCGGAGGGTTTTCGTCCTCCTCCTCCGGCTCGGGATCGCGGCCGCCGTTCGCCATCCGAACCACGAAGTCGCTGATCGGCCCGATGACTTCGGACGGGCTCTGCCAGATCGCGTCGGCCAGCTGGTCCGCCTTCCGGCCGTTGAGCTTGATGCCCGAACCCGCGATCACGATGGCAGCCAAGCTGTCGCAGTTGACGTTGCGCACGGCGTCGATCGCCGGCTGGATACCGCCCAACGTCTGGTCGATGATCTTCCGGGCGTGCCGGCTGCACCGCAGCTCGTACGGCTGCTCGTTGATCGTGACGGTGATCGGGTCGGGAGTCTGGTCTTTGGTCGCCATGTCGTGTGTCTCCACGTGTGCCAGGATTGCCAGGGTGCCAGGGGTGACGGGCGGCGGCGCCCTGGCCGCACCACCGCCCGCCGAGCGTCGGCCGACGCGTTACGCCGCGGGCTTCTCGAAGGTATCGGAGTTGATGGCCAGCGAGAACGTGCGGGTCATCACACCGGACCCATCGCCCAGCTGCACGCCGTTGGCGGTGTTCATGCCGACGAAGAACAGTGTGGTCGGGTTGGTGCCGGAATCCGGCATGTCGTCCAGTTCGATCTTCATGGCGCGGTTTTCCTTGAGCGCCGCGATCATGGCGTCTTGGCCGGATTCGCCAGTCGTGAAGGTCACGGTCACGTCGCCGCCCTGACCCTCAAGGAACGTGGCGACCGTCCGCACGCGACTGTCGTTGAGTTCGGTGTACTGCGTCGTCCGCACGGTATCGCCGACGTTCGGCAGCGACTGCACGCGGCCGACCTCGGTGTAGGACGCGCCTTCCAGGGTGGTCTGATCCTCGGAACGCGGATCGGTGATTTCGGCATCGCCAATGAAGAGCTTGGCGCCCGCCGCAGTGACGTCCGTCATGGTCTACTCCTTTTCGGACATGCAAAAACAGCCGTGGGCGAGCGCCGCACGGCTACGAAACCGGCCTTGGCCGGGTTCTACTGTCGGGTTGCGATCACACGGGCCGTCGCGCGGCCCTGGTAGACCTGCTCTTGCAGGTCAGGGTTGCCGCCGCGGCTGACCATCCGCACCCAGGCGGCTTCGCCCGTGTCGAGGATCAGACGAGTGTCGTCCAACGCGCCCCACATCTGCTCAATGATCTGCGCGGCCTGGGTGTTGCCGGGGCCGTTCGACCAGATCGTGAAGTTCACCGTCAGGCGCTCGACGCGGCGGTCGTTGCCGCCGGTCGGGGTCGCCTCCACCTGCATGTCGACGTAGGGCAGAGCCGCCGTGGCCGTCGGCGTGCCGTACACGTCCACCGACAGGGCCGATGTGAGCGTGTCCAGAATGGCTTTCTGGACGGAGAGGGTCAGGCTCATCGGCTTACCCTAAGCCCTTCGCGGATCGCAGCGCGGACCAAGCGGTCGACCTCGTCAATGTTGCCCGCGAGCGCGTTCTGCCGGATGTTGAGCGCGGCGCGCGGTGGCACGCGGATCGTGTACCGCTGCACTTCGCCGTTGACGCGCCGCTTGGCACGGAACTCACCGCCACGGGTGCCAGAATCAATGAACCTGAACACGAAATGGTCCGACGCCAGATCGCGGGTCGGTAGGCCGATATGCGCGGTCAAGCCTTCGTTCTCGTAGCGCACCGTCAGCGCCGCGCGGGTCTGGCCGGTGTCGGCCGGCGTGCGCGCCTTCATGTCTTGCAGGATCTCAATCGCGCCGTCCTGGATCGCATCGCGCACGCGCGTCTCAACCGCGCGCGGAATGCGCTGGAGGGCTTGGCTGACCTGCTTGCCGCCGCGGACTGCCATCAGCCCTCGACCCCCGCCTCGGCCTCGACAGTCCGATACAGCGCCCGCCCAGCGTCCGGCGCAGAACGCACGTTCAACCGGGTCGGTCCCCAAACCAGCACGTCGCGCGCGGTCACCGCCTGCCAGACGCCCTGGTTCCGGGCGGTCACCCGGTAAGACTGCACACCCCGCTGCCGATCGGCGATTACGGTCTCCTGGCCGCGCGTGGGCTCCACTTCCGCCCGCACCGTGCCGACCGTCTGCTCGGTCCGCTCCGGGTTGCCGAAGTCGTCTTTCGTCTCGGTGACGCGGACGATGGTGATGGACTGGTCGAGCGCGCCCGCGCCGACTTGCCGCGGCTTCCGCTTCATCGGTACACCACGAACGGCCCGAGGCGATCCATCAGGGCCGGGTTGGCGTGAATTTCGTAATCAACGGAGTAGGCTTCGCGCTGCTCGTAAGCGGCGGCGACCAGCATCTTGACCGCCGACCGAATGGGCGCCGGCACGTCCGCGCCTGCACCGTAGCCGGAGGTGAACTCGATCCGCACCGCTTCCGGCACGTCGAGCGTGCGCGGCCAGCGCGCGTCCGGCTTGAGGTAGACGCCGCCCGGCGCCCGGCCGCCGACGCCGTACAGGCCGAAGTTGGCCGCGGCAAAGGTCTGCTCGGCGCCCTCGGGGTCGGTGTAGGTGATGCTGCCGACGCTTTGCAGCGGGGGCAGCGGCAGTTCGATCCGCTCTTCGCCCGGAAAGTCGTCGAGCCGCGCTTCCCAGGTCTGCGTCAGCAACGCGCGGCCTAGATAGCCGTCGCGCCCGTCCAGGTGCTGCACCACCTCGCGGGTCATTTCCTCGACCTCCGCGTCCGCGCTGCTGTCTACCCGCAGGTAGGCGCGCAGTTCGTTGATCGGGATTAGGTCGCCGGACGGGGGCGTGACGGAGACGAGGCGCATGTCGGCTTATTCCTCGCGATCCGCCTTGCGCGGGCGTCCGGGCTTCTTCGTCTCGCCTTCAGCCGGCTTGGGCGCCGACCGGACTTCGGTCACCAGCCCACGGCCAATCAGTTCGCGCGCTCGCCGGTCATCCACGTCCAGGGTCATGCCCTTGATGACGTTGCCTTCGCGGCCATAGAAGCCGCGCTTGACGTTGACTTTCATCGAAACCTCCAGAATAGCCGGGACGGGGCCGAAGCCCCGCCCCTAGCCCTTCACGCTTACGACAGCGCCGCCGACAGGCTGGAGTTATAGACCAGCGCCGCCGGCCGCTTGACGGCCAGCGCCAGACGCTTCTCAGCCCGGATCGTGAGCATGTTCTTGATGAAGTTGTCGCGATCCTCGGAACTGATGAGCACCTCACTGTCCATGCGGTCATAGATGGTCGCGGCCATCCCGAACGCGCCGCACAGCGAAGCATCCTCGTCCATCGCCTGGGTGGCGATGACCG